GAGAAGGCGGCGGACCCCAACACGCCGATGGAGGAGATTACCCAGAAGACCGCCCATCGGGACGAGCTGGCCCAGCGCCTGAAGCTCCTCAAGGAGGAACATGACGCGGAGGAGGAGAAGCAGCGCCTTGCGCTGACGGTACATCAGAAAAGCGGCGGCCTGGACGCCGAGACGGTGAAGTTCAAAGCCAAGGCGGCCTTCTACCGCGCCGCTCTGCTGGGCGGCGATGTGCGCAAGACCTACGAGGGGTTGGGGGGACTTCCGGCGGCCAGCGCGGATCTGGGCTATGGGGACAACCTGCTGCCCAAGAACGTGAGCAATGAGCTGATCACCGAGCCGGTAGAGGAAAACAGCCTGCGTCTGGTGGAGCCGGTCTCCCAGATCTCCGGCCTGGAGGAGCCGGTGCTCACCTTTGACATTGAGGACGCGGACTTGGCCGACGTGACCGACAAGGAGACCGCCAGGGAGATTGAGATGTCTGGTGGCGCGGTGTCCTACGGCCGGTTCAAGACCAAGATCTACGCCACAGTGAAGGATACCGTCCTGCACGGTACAGAGACCAATCTGGTCAGCACCATTGAAAACGCCCTGCGCTCCGGGCTGGCGGTGAAGGAGAAGATCAACGCCTTCCGCACGGTTTCCGATACCACCCACGACCATATGAGCTTTTACCTCAACAGCATCAAGGAGGTAGAGGGGGACAATCTGATCCAGGCCATCATCAACGCCTGGGCGGATCTGCCCGAACTCTTCGCCACCAACGCCAAGTGCGTGGTGCGCAAGGCGGACTATTGCGCGGAAATCCAGAACATGGCCAACGGGCCGGAACGCCTCTGGGGCAAGAAGCCGGAGGAGGTCATCGGCATTCCCGTCATCTTCAACGACCGGGCGGTGACGCCAGTGGTGGGCGATTTCTCCTACAGCCGCCAGAACTACGATGTCGGCGCCATCTATGAGACGGACAAGGACGCCATCAAGGGCGAATACTACTTTGTCCTCACCGCCTGGGGGGATCACCGCATCCGGCTCAAGAACGCTTTCCGGCTGGCAAAGGTTAAGGCGGCCTCAAACCCTTAGCCGCGGGCCTAACCGCGCTGACCATAGGCTCGCTGGCCTTGGCTCCCGCTTTTGAACCGGGGGTCAAGGCGTACCGTGTCAGCACCAGCAACGCCACCAATACCATTACCGCCGCCGCAGATACCGGCGCCAAAATCAGTATCCTGCTCAATGACAGCACGATGGTGGAGAACGGAACCGCCGCCACCTGGCAGGACGGGGAGAATACCCTGGTAATCACTGTGACCAGTGGCGCCGTCAGCACAGCGTATACCGTTACTGTGACCAAAACAACCGTCTGATTCCTCTCCCAGCTGACAGGCGGGGAGGGGAAAATCCCTGATAGGGGGGGAATCCAATGGCTGCAACCGTGGACGGTCTGCGTACTTACCTGCGTCTTTCCGAGGATGACACGGAGGATCTGACCCTGTATCTGGAGGCCGCCAGAGCAAAAGCAGCTGCCGCCGGTATCCCAGACTTTGTGCACAACCCGCACTACGATCTGTTTCTCTACGCCCTGGCCGGGATGTACTATGAAAACCGCAGCTTTGGCTTTGCCAGCAGCAGTCAGGCGGCAGAGCGGAATGCCAGGAATCTGATCAACAGCTTTGTTCTGGAGCTGCGCTACAGCAAGGAGCCGGGGGGTGGGGCCGAGTGAGCAGGTACGCCAACGCGGGGGAACTGCGGACGAAAATCCGGGTGTTCCGCCCGGTGGACGAGCCGGACCCGGACGGCTACACCGGCGGGATTTCCCGGCTGGAGAATGTCTTTGATGAAAACGGCTTCCGGTACTGTAAATGGGTCAACGCCCACGGGACAGAGGTCTACGAGGCCCGGCAGGCGGGGGTGACGGAACCGGCCACCCTCACCCTGCGGTACACCCCAAAAATCACCACCACCTGCCTGATATACCGGGAGCAGGACCCAGAACCCTACGAGGTAATCAGCCTCAACGACGTGGAGAACAGGCACGTCTGGCTAGAGGTCCGGGTCCAGAGAAAGGCGGCGGCGAAATGACAGCGCAAAAGGAAACCCTCAACCGGCGGATCATTGGAGCCTTGCAGGGACTGAAGCTGCCGGTAGTCCCCCAGGTGGATACAAAGCACCGGGAGAAGTGCATCACGTTCAACTATGACGAGATCCCATTTCAGTTCGCGGGCAACCGGCCCAGCTGGTACAAGGCTCTGATTCAAGTCCACCTGCTCTATCCGGTGGGGGAGAACAGCATTGTCATCCGGCGCAGCGTTCTATCGGCACTCACAAAAGCGGGATTTTCCTGGCCGGAACTCATAGACGCCTCAGACGAGGACACCCAGCATTTTATCTTTGAGACAGAGGCAATTACGCCCATTGAAGAAACGGGCGGTTAAACATGGAGGCATCATATGGCAGACAGAAAAAGGGCCGTGGCGTATCACGGCATTGACAACGTAAAATTTGTTCCCAAGGTCAAGGGAGCATACGCGGAAGCGTTTATCCCCATTGCCTACGCCACCTCTCTTGGTCTCACCGCCAAGATGGAGGGGCAGGAGCTGTTCGCGGACAACCGGCTTGTCTGCCGGGTCCCTAGTGATCAGGGGTATGACGGGGAGATTGGGACTACCTCCCCCTGTCCGGCCCTGGAGAAGGCCGCCGGATACGCCCTGGAGGGGACCTCCGGCGTGGTAGGGACCAACGTCACCAGCTATCTGCGGGGGGCAATGTACTATGAGTTCATCGAGACGGACGCGGACGGCCAGAACAGCAAGGTCAAAGCCTGGATGCTTAATGTGGAGGTGGGCAAGGGGTCTGAGAACCACGCCACCGATACCAATACCGTCCAGTTTGGCAGCTATTCCTACCCGTATACCTGCTATGGCGATACCCTCAAGGCGTCGGACGGCACGGCGGACTATGTGGATTCTAATGGTATGAAGCGGCTGGCCTTTACCTATACCGCCCGGCCCGGTGATGCGGACTACGCCACGTTCGGCGATACCGTCCCGGTCCCCAAGGTGGCCGCCGTTGACCTGAACAAACCGGAGGGCGAGTAATGGTAGAGTTGGAGATTGGCGGGACCCAAATCCAGTTTGACCCTGCCGCCGTCTCCGCCCTGCGCTACCGGGCGGCCTATGGGCGCAGCGCCCTGGCAGCGCTGGAGGATTGTAGGGATCTTCAGTGCCTGGAGCGGGTGCTGCTGCGCATGGCCCACTGTATGATCCCCCCGGACCACCGCCCGGTTTTGACTGAATTTGCCCGATTGGCCCGGCGGGACCCGGAATTTATCCCCAAAGCCCTGTCCCTGCGGGATGCCCTGTACGGCCTGGACCACCGCTTCCGCCCCCATACCGGAGGCGGGGCGGGGGAGCTGGACGAGTACGACCTGATCGCCGGACTGCTGGCCGCCCAACTGGACACCGCCATGCTCTATGAGCTGCCCCTGATGCACCTGACTGGCATCCTGGCCCGCGCCAGCGACCAGAATAACCCGGACATCCCCGCCTACCGCCCCATGACCGCCACCGAACTGGCGGATCTCTACCCGAAACGGAGCTGAGAGAATGGCGCAGTTTGAAGTCTCTGGCCTGGATGACCTCATCCTCTCTCTGGAGGAGCTGGCCCGGCTGCCCGATGAGGTGGCCGCGGCAATGCTTACTGCCGAGGGGGAGGTTATCAAGGCCGCCCAGGAGCGCAGCCTCCAGTCCGCGGGACTGGTGGACACCGGGCAGCTCCAGGCTTCCATTAAGCTGGACCGGAAGCTGTGCAAAAAGGGGGAGGAGCGGTCCATGCTGGTCTACCCCCAGGGGACGCGCCGGGACGAAAAGCACAAGAAGGGTGAACGTAATGCCACCATAGGCTTTGTCCACGAGTTCGGCGCCCCAAAGCGGGGGATACCGCCCTCCCAGTGGATGCGTATCGCCAACGAGAGCGCGGCAGACGCGGCAGTAGACGCCGCCGAACAGATCTATGACAAGTACCTGAAGGACAAGGGGCTTTTGTAGCGGCTTCCAGATCCGCCCACCCCGCAGGCGGGGCGGCACCAAGAAGCGGCCCAGAGCGATATTTGACAAAACGCGGCGTATCCTGTATCATAAAAAAGCCCGCCATAAAAGGCGGGTAAGGACGCTGTTACATAAAGGCGGTTGGCCACTCCCTTGTAGAAAGGGGGTGATATTCATCTCCTCACTCCAGCGAGAAGGGAGGTGAACGCTGATGGTAAAGAAGCACTGGCGCAAAATCCTGAGATTTATAACTGCTTTTCTTGCAGTTCTTTGGATGCTGGTGTATCTGGCTCCAAAAGCGTGTTTTCCCGCCCCACTAGGGCCCCCGCCGGCCACACTCAC